ATGAGTGACTACACCTGCTTCGATCAATCTCAAGCCGATGTACTACTCAAAGCAGAAATCTATGTCATGCGTTACATGTTCGGTAAGGAGTGGACTGATTTCTACGAATCGATCATCCGTAGCCCAGTAGTCATGCGCATCAACAGGGAAGTTGAGTTGGTAGCACAACCCCAAAGAAGCTCAGGTGACAGGTGCACAAGCACAGCAAACACTCTTGTGAACATGGCGTTGATACTCTATGCATGTTGGAAATCTCAGCGCAGCCACCAGTCAGCAGAGCAGTTTTTGGATGATTTCAACTTTGAAGATATGCTGGTTGAAGGTGACGACAGCATGTTCAAGTACGACATATTCATTAGCGTTTTCGAGAATACCCTAACTGGCTTGGGCGTGAAGACAGTGTGTGACACCACCAAAAACAAGGAGCTAGAGTTTTTGAAAGTAACATTCATGACGGTGGGTGGAGAGGTTTATCCAGTGAAAAACCCTATCAACTAGCTTGCCAGAGCGTTCTGTAACCCAAAACATGACTACTCCTTCCATTCACAAAGATGTCAAATGCTAGTACAAGCGTCACTAGCATCAATGATCATGCAGTACGGTTACCCACAAAAACTGTATGATCTCTTGCAAGCAGTCCAAGTGAAGTCAGGACGCAGCTACTTTAGGTTGAGTGATTTGCAACCCCTGCACAAGTTTGACGAAAAATGGTTGAACAAACATGATCTCACCTTTGACGCTAACAACAGAGTTGTGAAACGGTATGCAGCATTCAGCGTGAGAAACCTGAGAAACCAAGGCGAGTTTTTTGACATGGAGTTTGGCAAGCTCGTTGACAACATCATCCACGCACTCATGGTCGACTTACCCTTCTATGATGTACCTGTTGAAAACATGGTGTGGACCACTTCAAAAGGAAAAATCCTCCATCAACCCAAAATATCATAGATAACTCATTCGTTGAATCCAGCAGGCCTCATCCGTGGCCGAATGGGATTGAGCAGACCAATCAGTGAAAACGAGGAACTCAGCACACCACCAGAAAACGTGTAGACCGTGTAAGCAAGTACCACTAAGATGGTGCAAAACACTGAATCAAAACTGTAAAAATCCCACCTCACAAGAAACAACCACTTCAACCCTGTCCCAACAGCTCCTTCTCCCAGAACATATATTTAATCAGAAGCCTTTATGGAGAAGAAATTCAAAGAAGCCATGGACGCACTGCTCACTGCAGTGGGAACTGGTTCTTAATAGAACGCAATCAACGCTGCAAACACCATCCTACCCGGAGTAGTCCAGTAGGTATTTGTTGACAGCATCAGAGACAAGGACGGAGAACTCAAAGACCTTGAAAGTGGCAAGTACAGTGTTCCAGCAATAGTTTTTGCTAGTGGTCTCGAGTACGACATCTTGAAAGCACGTCTTAAAGATGTTGCTGAAAGAGGTTACCTCTTGGCTATTTCAAAAAACATGTTCGAGGCATACAGAGGTGCGGACATCACTCAGGCGCGCGCTTATGTCTCCGAAATGACGAAGCACAATGACAAGATGGGTTATGACTGGTACAAACCATCAGGCACTTTCGTCAGATCACACTCAGAACAATTTGCTGAAAGTCAGTACAAGAACTTCCTCAAAGCCGCAGCTACCTACTGCCAGGCTGCCTTCCCAAAACACGCACAATATCTTGATTCTATAGCCTCGAATAGATTCTAGACATCAAGAGCCGAATTGTTGGCGAAAAGTGACAGAGTGATTGAGATGCCATCAAGATCACAAAATTTCTCACGCACAATCAGAGGGAAGAAGACTGCACAAAACCGTAACGGCGTGCAGTACAACCTCTATTAGCACGAACCAGATGGTGAAATTCTTCCTTATGGTACACAACGTAGACTTGAAGAGTTGGAGCAGACCAATGAAAGTCTTGCTCTAGAACTTGAGTCACAAAGGATTAGAGGAGACAAACAAGTTCAGATGAAACTAGAGCAAATTCCTCAATTTGGTGCAGAGATCACACGAATGATGTAAAACTTGAAGGAAAAAGTTGAGGGTTTCGACAGAACATACCCAATTTACGTCAATCATCCTTGGATAAACTATCCAGTGCACCCACGAGTACCTGAAATGGCACCAGAACCTACCAAGACAATCAGATTACATGATGAATTAACTATCAGTTTTGATCAGACTAACACAGAGTGTTTCATCTTTGGAAATCATGGTTGTACACAGACTCCAGCGATGATTGCACGTGGCAATCCAACTAACCCAGTGATGAACGGTCTCAGAAGTGGTTTACTTCTCACAAGCCACACATCGTAGTTGGGTGAGTACACTGCGACCGTTGCCGAGTACTCTGGTGCTCAACTCAAAGCTGTGTTTTCAAAAGTCCAAAGCAGAAACCTGGCAACAGACAGCCTGGACGTGAGATTGGTAGCAGGTGGCACAAAACTGATTAAGATCTCCAGGTCTGAGAACGAATCAGGCTACGCGATTGCAACCAGTGGACCGAAAGGTATCAGCCTTCACCAGCAAAAATGGCAAGATCACTTTGAGAAACCAGACGTGAACAGGAAGAAGGTTTACCTTGCAGACCCTGCAGCCCAACACTCAATTGGCATGTTAGGCGCTGTATACAGGCCACATGACGTGTAAGATGTCACGGGTTTTTTCAGCCCCAACACGGCCGTGTATCAAAACCGAGACTAGTCTGCCTTCAGTGACAGCCAGTACACATCCCCTGTGTACTTCACCGGAGGTGACAATCACGTAGAGCTTGAAAATTTGGTTGATAACAACCAGTACAGAATTGTTTTCAACACTGATCTGAGACACTCGTACGCTTTCTACCTCAACTCAAATTCATCCCCGCAGTTCGAATTAAACGTAATCAGGCACTTTGAGTACTTGCCCACCACGACGGAAAAAGACTCAGAGACAGGAATTGCTGTTATTCCCATACAGTACTCCAATGCTGTACAAATGCTCAGGTACGTCACCGAGACTGACATCTATGGAACTTACAACGACTTATTCATGGAGATGTTGAAACAGGAGTTGGTTCAGATGCCAGTTGTAGGAATCTGGAGTAACACGATCGTCCCTGCATTTGAAGATTTCAAAAGGTGGGGAAAAGAGGTTATCAGTAGTGAAGGAATTGCTGATTTCCTAACCTCGTCGGCAGGTGATATTGCAATAGCAGCTCTGGGATTCTTCCAACCCGAGATCGCTGCTGCCATCAAACTAGGAGTTGACGCACTGGAATTGAGGGAACCTAAGAAGACGTCTCAGTTTTCTCAGATGATCAGAGGTCCTGGACGTGTGAGACTAGAGCACATCTAACTTGAGGCATTCAGAAAACACGTAAACGCCACGGAACTAGAAAATGCTCTCAAGTACGATGATCAAGAGGAGTAGATTGAATCCACAGGTAAGTAGGAAATCCAATCTAAGCAGATGATGCTTCATTAAGCAAGGAGCATCAACCAGTTCTTTGACAGATGATGATCACTGAGCACCTTAGGGGCTCACTGACATCATTAGTCATCACATCACTTTCAACTCAAAAATCC